TATGGAATACATTGAAGGGCTTGAAACGGCTGAACTTACGGAAGTGCTGATTCCCGGTGAAGATGAAGAAGATACGGAAGATTTGCGAACCCGTTATTTTGCTTCATTTGAAGAAAAGGCTTTCGGTGGCAATGTGCGTGATTACCTTGAAAAAACAAACGCCATTCCGGGCGTTGGAAGTACGAAAGTAACTCGTATTTGGAACGCTGATGTTCGCCCCGCCGATATGATACCAACGGCAAAGGCGGAAGCGTGGTACACGGGTATTATTGACACGCTGGATCAGGAAGTTGCCCTTTGGCTTTCTTCCGTGTTTGTCGCAGCACAGGAAAAGAAGTTGACAACCGGGGGAACGGTGCTTCTTACAATCCTGAATTCCAATTATGAAGCAGCAAGCAGCACTTTAATTGATACCGTGCAGGAAATTATTGATCCTGATGAAAACGCAGGGGAAGGATTTGGGCTTGCCCCTATCGGTCACATTGTCACGGTCAAGAGTGCAACCCCCGTTGATGTGGTTGTGAAAAGTTCAATCACATTTGAAACGGGGTACAGTTGGAGCAATCTTCAAAGTTCCATTGATGCCGCCGTTTCTGATTACTTGCTGGAATTAAGAAAGGGCTGGGCTGATGCAGAATATTTGATTGTTCGTGTTAGTCAAATTGAAACAAGATTGCTTGCAATCAAGGGAATTGTGGATATTGACGGTACGGAAATCAACGGTGCAGCGGAAAACCTTACTTTGGGAAAATATGAAGTTCCCGTGTTTGGGGGTGCAAGTGAATGATAAGAGAAGTTGACCTTGTTTCCTACTTACCCCCATTCATAGCAGATTTCAAAGAAACTTCTGAAACTTTGGAAGCTGAAAACCCTGAATTCAAAATTGTGTGGGAAGCTGCAAACCGGGTGTTATACAATGAATTTATTGCAACCGCTGACGAATACGGGATTTCAAGGTTTGAAAAAATCTTGAACATTCTTCCTTCAAAGGAAGATACCCTTGAAAGTAGGCGGGCAAGAGTACAAACACGCTGGTTCACGATCATACCCTACACAATGAAATCTTTGATTTCAAAAATGATTTCTTTATGCGGTGAGAATGATTTTTCTATCACAAAGGAATTTGATTCTTATCGAATTATTGTAGAAACCGCCTTTGAACTGTTCGGACAAGTGGAAGAATTGGAAAATTTGCTTGAAACAATGATTCCTTGCAATATCGTTGTTGAAGCATACAACCGCATTACTTCTACCGCTGGAAGCAATATCTTTTTGGATGGAGCAATTACCGAAACATTCAGTTTTACAATCAATACTGAAATTGACGATAAGCGGGTAATAAACGGCGGTGTTTCCTATGCCGGATATGTTTCAACCCATGCAACCGTTAGTATTGGTTCAGACACGGCGAAAGCGGAATTTTTACAAGGTAAAGTTGGTTATACGAATGTGATTTCCACCCATAAGGAAATAAGCATAAAATGAAAGGATGGTATTGCAAATGCAGAATCTAATTATTACAAATTCCGGTGAGGAATTAACGGCAAAGCTGATTGCCGGAACGACAACGGCGGCTTTCACCAAAATTGCAACTTCCGATTATGACTATTCGGGAATTGAACTGAAATCGCTGGTTGAACTGAATGATGTTCGGCAAACGGTTCAGATTTCCAGCGTTACAAGAACAGATGTTACCATGATTGAAGTTCTTGCCGCTATGGATAACAGCGAACTTACAGCCGGATATTATACCCGTGCTTTGGGTGTGTATGCGGAAGATGGAGATGGGAACGAAATTCTTTTTGGCGTTAGTGTTGAACTGGAAAATCCTTCATACCTTCCACCGTTCAGCGGCAAAACAATTTCAAGTATCACTTACCGCCTGAATATCAAGGTTGACAATTCGGAACAGGTAAAAATTGAACTGAATCCGGGGGCATATCCCACAATGGAACAGCTTGAAGCGGTTCAGGTGGTGATTGATACCCACGTTCTTTCAAAGATTTACGATGAAAACGGCGTTCACGGATTGCGTTATTACAACGATGAATTTCAGGTGATGAATGAATCCGGTGAATGGGTAGATATTGAAACGGGCGGCGGTGGAATTGCCCCTTCAAACGTGATTGAACCGAAAATCAAGGTCGGAAACCAGCAGCTTACTATTTCTTGGAGTGATCCGGCTGATACCGTAGTTGACGGACAAACCCTTTGTTCTTGGAAGGGAACAAAACTGATTCAGAAAGTCGGTGCTTTCCCTGAAAATATCAAAGATGGTGTGCAGCTTGTAGACAATCAGGAAAGAGATGCTTACAAGGATAACGGCTTTGTTATTTCCAATCTGACAAACGGAACAACCTATTATTTCGCCCTGTTCCCTTATTCAGATACGGGCGTTGTAAATTCAAACGAATTGAACAGGCTTTCCGGTACACCGCAACCGTATAAGAAAATGACCGTAAACATTGACCTTTCAAACAGCAATCCTTCTACTTCCGTTACTTATGCGGATGATGCTGTTGGTATGGAAGCAAAAAGTTCCGCATGGGATGAATTTTTCGGGCATTATCCGGTGCTTCTGAAAGATGGTGTTGAAGTCGGAAAGTTGAACCCGAATGATTTTTCAAAGTTTGAAGATGGTTCAAGTGCGGATATTACAAGCGGCAATGCGGGTGATGTAATGATTGCATTTCCCCGCCGTGGCGTGAGCATTACCACAAACGGCAATACTTTAACACTTAGTATGACGGATGATCCGGACAACCCCGATTTCAGATATTACGCCCACGAAAGAGGAGATACCCGCAAGGAAATCTTCTATTTGGGTGCATATAAGGGCTATGTAAATTCTTCAAAGTTATGTTCGCTTTCCGGCAAGACACCAACGGCAAGCCAAACAATAGGCACGTTCAGAACTTACGCCCACGCAAGGGGTACGGGTTATGAAAATTCAGGCTTCTATCAGTTGATTTTCCGTCAAGTGATGTATGTTTTGAAGTACAAAAACCTTGATTCCCAAACCGCTTTAGGACAGGGTTACACCGGAGGAAGTGCAGCCGTTACAACGGGCGGCACAAATACAAGCGGCATGGATTACGGTGCAACAAGCATCACTTCAAGGGTGAAGCTGTTTGGATTGGAAGATTTTTGGGGTAATATTTGGGAATGGATTGACGGAATTGTTACAGATTCCACAAGAAACATTCTGACCGCAACCGACAACTTCAATGATAGCGGCGATGGATATACAAACCGGGGGCAGGGTGCAACGGCGAATATTGGAAACTATATGAGCAAGCCACAAGGCACAACGGAAACAGGCTTCCTTGCAAAAGAAGTATCAGGTTCAGCAACCACTTATTTTTGTGATTATGCTTTTTTGTATGCGTCTTGCGTTGCTAGGTTTGGCGGTGATTGGAGTCGTAGTTCTAATACTGGTGCTTTTCATTTGCATGTGGCTTATACGGCTTCTGATTCTAATGCCTATATCGCCGCCCGCTTGATGTATTTATAAGTTCAATTCAACAGTTGAATTTTTGAAATTTTGTAGGTAACGGATTTAGGTGATTATATTTTGATGAAACGTACACCCCAAACATACAAAAAGATTATACTAATTTGTATACGTCTTACGTTACTAAATTTGGCAGTAATTGGAGTAATAGTTCTAATACTGGTACTTTTCATTTGAATGTGAATAATACGGCTTCTAATTCTAATGCCAATATCACCACCCACTTAAAGTTTTCAGATTACAATATGTTTATGAATCCCCCGGTATTTCGCCGGGGGATTTGTGATAAAAAGGCTTATTCCGTTACCTTGCCACTTGGCAAAACATAAAAATTATCAAGTCTGTATTAGTAGGTTTTGAAAGTTTACTTTCAAGGCTCGAAAGTTCGGGGTTTGAAAACATCAACGGTGATTACATGAAGCGATACGGAAATATTTTTGAAAAGATTTACAGCATGGAAAATTTGCGGGAAGCCCATAAGAACGCCCGTGAAGATAAGTTATTTTACAAGGAAGTGAAAATAGTTGATTCCGATCCTGATTACTATTTGAAACAGATTCAAGAAATGCTGATGAACAAAACCTATCAGGTGAGCGAATACGAAACTTCAATCATAAACGACAAAGGCAAAGAACGGGAATTGATGAAATTGCCGTACTTCCCGGATAGAATTATTCAATGGGCGATAATGCTTCAAATTGAAAAGGTGTTCATGCAAGTATTCTGTTTTCATACTTGTGCTTCAATCAAGAAAAGAGGTATAAATCAGGCTTCAAGGCTGGTTGAAAAGTATATGAAAGACCGCCTGAACACAAGGTATTGTTTGAAGATAGATGTTTCAAAGTTCTATCCGAATATCAACCACAAGATTTTGAAACAGCTACTTAGGAAGAAATTCAAAGATAAACAACTACTTGCTTTGCTGGATATGATTATTGATTCTTATCCGGGTGAAAAGGGTGTTCCAATCGGTTCATACCTTTCACAATTTCTTGCGAACTTCTATTTGTCGTACTTCGATCATTGGTTGAAAGAAAAGATGGGTGTGAAATATGTTGTCCGGTACATGGACGATATTGTTATTTTCCACTACTCGAATTCGTATTTGCATTGGTTACTTCGCAAAATGGACGATTACTTGAAAGAAAATTTGGATTTGCAGATAAAACCGAATTGGCAGGTATTTCCTACCGCTATTCGTGGAGTTGATTTTGTCGGTTATCGGCATTTTTATAGATTTAAGTTATTACGAAAATCCACTTGTAAAAAGTTTAAGAAAAGGTTGCTTCAAATCAGGAAGAAACAGGATGAAGGCAATCTTATAAATTATCGGGAATGGTGTTCCGTAAATTCATATATCGGTTGGCTTACATGGTGTGATTCATGGAGATTGTTTGAAAAATACATTGAACCGATTATTCCAGCACTTTCCGAATATTACTTGTATGTAATTAAAAACGGTTCTTCCGGCAAGGGTAAAATCTTACCGTTTGAACGATATAAAAAGAAGCTATTGAAGAAGAAAGGACGGTGTGCAGCATGAAAGATTGTGGCGTGATTCGTGGTTCGGAAGAACAGGCAAAAGAACTGATTGTTGGTACTGATACGGTGTACGTTCATTCTGACATTGAGGAAGTGCAGGGTGAGAACGGGGAAAAGCTGTTTGAGTATCACGAAATTCAGTACAGCAAAGATGAATATATCAAGCTGATTTCTGAACAGAATTCCAATTTGCAGCAGCAAATCACAGATACACAGATCGCCTTGTGTGAAGTGTATGAATTGATGGGATAAGGAAGGGGTGAATGACTATGGCAAAGGTTTATGCTGATTTAATCCAAAAAGGCGTGAAAACCATTGACGATGTACCGGACAAGCTGAAAGCAGCGGTTCAGGCGATTTTGGACGGTGATACAGATTGATATACAATCTTATCATAAAAATTTTATTTAGAAAGGATGTGGAAGAAATGGCAGTTGTTTATGCAACCCTGATTATCAAGGGAAAGAAAACCTTCGCAAATGTTCCTGACAAGATCAAGGATCAGGTGAAGGAAGTGCTGATTGACCTTGATTGTGGCGATTTGGCAGAGTAAAGGAAACTATCACCGACACAATAAAAATCCTTATATGGGGCTTATATAAAGTTCTGTATAAGGATTTTTGCGTGTTATCACCAACGAAAGGAAAAGAGGTATGAAAGAAGGACTTTGCACCATGATAGGTGTTATTGGAAGCGGAATTGCCGCTTTGTTCGGTGGCTGGGATGCCGCCCTTGTAACCCTGATTATCTTTATGGGGATTGATTATTTCACCGGGCTTATTGTTGCCGGGGTGTTCCACAATTCCACCAAAACAGAAAACGGGGCTTTGGAGAGCAAAGCGGGCTGGAAGGGACTTTGCAGAAAGGGCGTTACCCTTTTGATTGTGCTTGTAGCTTGCCGCCTTGATTTGATTATGGGTTCAACTTTTATTCGTGATGCGGTTATCATTGCTTTTATCGCAAACGAAACAATTTCCATTATCGAAAATGCGGGGCTTATGGGCGTTCCAATCCCTTCCGTTATCGTCAAGGCTATTGATGTTTTGACGAAAAAAGCAGAAAGCGAGGATGTAAAAAATGAGTAATTCAAGTTTGGTATCTTACACAAAACTTTCCCCGAACCATAGCGGGGCAAGAACACACAGCATTGACAGAATCACACCCCATTGTGTTGTGGGGCAGCTTACCGCCGAAAGCATTTGTGGTTGCTTTACCAGTACGGACAGACAGGCAAGCTGCAACTATGGCATTGGTACAGATGGCAAGATTGCCCTTTGCGTGGATGAAGGAAACCGTTCTTGGTGTTCTTCCAGCAATGCAAACGATCAGCGGGCAGTTACGATTGAATGTGCTTCGGATAAGTCTGAACCGTATGCAATGAATGATGCGGTATATGCCGCCCTTGTCAATCTTTGCACCGATATTTGCAAGCGTAACGGCAAGAACAAGCTGATTTGGATTTCCGACAAGGAAACCGCCCTTGAATATACCCCGGCTGATGGGGAAATGCTTATCACGGTTCACCGTTGGTTTGCAAACAAGAGTTGTCCGGGAAATTGGCTGT